AGTTATTACTCCCCCTTCTTTGTTTCCTTTTTTAAGGTTTGGGCATGGCGAATAAAGTTCTTCTTAAGAAGTCCTCAGTAGCGGCAAAAGTTCCGCTAGTTGGCGACTTAGATTACGGTGAGTTAGCATTAAACTATGTTGACGGAAAACTGTATTACAAAACTTCAAGCAACACCATTAAAAGTTTCACAGAAGATAGTTCTGTCGTAACTCTAGCTGGCACTCAAACTCTCACAAACAAAACCCTTACTTTTCCAGTTGTTGATAACATCAAACTGGGCTATACCACAACTGCAACAGCAGCTGGTACAACTACATTAACTTCGGCAAGTAATCATTATCAAAGATTCACAGGTTCTACTACACAAACAGTTGTTCTTCCTGTTACTAGCACATTAGTTGCAGGTGTTGCCTATGAGATTGAAAATGCTTCAACTGGTAATTTAACTGTTAATTCATCTGGTGGGAATTTAGTTATAACTATAATTCCTGGTATTACTGTTCAATGTAGGTGTATTGGTACTTCACTAACAACAGCAGCAGATTGGGATCCAGAATATAACGAATTTGCTAGCATTACTGGTACTGGAAGTGCTGTATTAAGTGTTTCTCCTGCTTTAACTGGAACTGCCACTTTTGCCAATGCAACAAGTACTTCAGGATTTTTAGCTGTTGGTAATGCAAGTGTAACTACCAATAGAATCTATGCAACGAATGGTGCTGCTGCTGCATCAATTCTTGGAAATAATACTTTTCAAACTACTTCTGGTTTAGCTGGAGTTTCTGGAACTACCACTTCAGCAGGAAGTGGACATCTTGGATATTTTAACGGAACAGTTAGAGCAGGTGTATTTGGCCAAATCGGCAGTTTCGATTCTAATGTAACTACTTACGCAGGATACTTTAGCGGACGAGTTGGTATTACTGGAAACTTGTTACTAAGTGGCTCTTCTTCTGGAACAACTACTATTGCTGCATCTGCTGCAGCGTCTGGAACACTAACTCTTCCAGCTGCAACAGATACCTTAGTTGGTCTTGCAACTACTGATACACTAACAAACAAAACTCTTTCTGCTGCAATTCTTACTAGTACTCTTACTGCTGGTGGTGGAGTTGGTACAAACGGACAAGTTCTTCAATCAACAGGAACTGGTGTTCAATGGGCAACTGTTGCTGGTGGTGGTGGTGGTGGTGGATATTCTGATTTAGTAGAGATATCCCAGACTGGAATAACAACATCAACAACCTTATATTCAGCTTCTGCAACGACATACAGAGGAGCTAAATATACAATACAGATAACTAACAGTACTGCGTATGCGATGTATGAGTTCTTAGTTATGCATGATGGGACTGGTATTTACTTCCCATATAGTTTAGGTGCATATGCGGCAGATGCAAGTGGCAACTATCAAAACTACTTCCATGGTGATTATTTAGATAGTATTGCTATTACTAAAATTCAGGTAGGTAATACTTACCATGCGTTGAACTGGGCAGTAGTTGGTGGTAATTTAGTATTCTCAGCTTCATGTTCTTCTGGAACAATTAGCGTTAAAGGAACAGCACTTTTAATTAAGGCATAATATATGGCAGTCGGAACTAGAGAACAATTAAAACAATATGCGTTAAGAGCATTGGGTGCACCAGTACTAGAAATTAACGTAGATGAAGACCAATTAGAAGATCGTCTTGACGAAGCGTTAGAATACTTCAAACTATACCACTATGATGGTATAGAAAAATTTTACATGAAGCAAAAGATTCGTGCTTCAGAAATTGTCATACAACAATCTATTGCACAAACATTCCAATTAGAAGATATTGTTACTGGCCAGACTTCTGGAGCAACTGCTAAAGTTTCATTAGAACTTGGTCGTCCATCTACTGGAACATTACTTTTAGTTCGAAACATCACTGGAACTTTCCAAGCTGGAGAAACTATTCTCGCTGGAGCAGGACAATCAGCCACTTTGGTTTCTGCAACTAAACGTGAGTATGATAACAAATACATTACGGTTGATGATTGGGTATACGGTATTACTCGTGTGTTACCATTCTCTCAAGCATCGTCATCAAAGAATCTATTCGACTTACAGTATCAATTACGCTTGAACGACTTATATGACTTGTCGTCAACTTCAATCGTTTACTATAAAACAGTGATGAGTCACTTGGCCATGCTAGACTTAGAGTTAAATGGATTTCCACTGTATCGTTTCAATCGTTTACAAGGTCGTTTGTATCTTGACATTAACTGGGAAACTGACATTCCACTTGGTGACCATATTGTTGTTGAAACATATCGTGCATTGAATCCTGCAGACTTTATTAAAGTTTGGAATGAAGCATGGTTGAAGCACTACGTAACTGCTTTGTTCAAGAAACAATGGGCAACCAATCTTAAGAAATTCTCTGGTATTCAACTTCCAGGTGGCGTAACACTTGATGGTGATAAACTTTATGATGAAGCCACCACAGAAATAAAAGATCTCGAAGACGAACTACAAAATAAATCTGCACCTCTTGAATTCTTCCTTGGATAATTAATGCCAACCAATGTTTATTTTACGCAGGGAACTAAGAACGAACAGTTTCTAGTTGAAGACCTGATCATAGAATCGTTAAAGATCTTTGGTCAGGAGATGTTTTACATTCCGAGAACATTGGTTTCAAAGGATGAGATTCTTGGTGAAGATCGTCTATCCAAATTTACATCATCATTCCCAATTGAAATGTATTTTGAGAACGTGGATTCCTTTGCTGGTCAGGGTGCGTTCATTCAAAAGTTTGGTTTAATGATGGAGCAGTCTGCCACATTAGTAGTTGCTCGTAGACGCTGGGAACAATTAGTTGGTCGTTATGGAGTTACTAATATTCCTACTCGTCCGAATGAAGGTGATCTACTTTATTTCCCGTTGACTAAAGGTTTGTTTGAAATTAAATTCGTACAACACCAAGATCCATTTTATCAGCTTGGTAAACTTTATGTTTACAAACTACAGATTGAACTCTTCCAGTATGCTTCTGAAGCAATTGACACTGGTATTCCTTCTATTGATGCGTTTGAAACACTAAAGACGTTCAATACAAATACAACTCGTACACCATATGGTGAAGTAACTTCTGTTACAGTTAGCAATCAGGGTGCTGGATATACTTCTGTTCCAACAGTATCATTCACTGGTGGCGGTGGTTCTGGTGCAGCTGCTACTGCTGTACGTGGAACTGGAGCGAATATAAGTAAAATTATTCGTGTTGACGTTACAAATTCAGGAGTTGGATATACAACTGCACCAACTGTAGTATTTACTGGTGGAGGATTTAGTTCTACTGCAGTAGCAACTTCAGCAATCGCAGCCAACGTAGATAAACCAGAATCATTCGGTGACAACAACAAGTTTAAAACAGAAGCACAGGATGTATTGTTTAGCGTAACAAATCCATTCGGTGAAGTAGATAAAGAGAATAATCCATAATGTTAAACAATCAAGTTTTTTATCATGGAATTATTCGCAAGTGTATCGTAGGATTCGGTACACTATTCAGTGACATCTATATCGATCGTAAAGAAGGTGACTCTGTTACTGGAACTACTCTTCAACGTCTTCAAATCCCACTTGCTTATGCACCGAAAGAAAAATGGATAGTTCGTCTAGAACAAGATCCAAACTTAGAGAATAATACTTACGTAACACTACCACGTATGTCTTTTGAGATTACTGGTTATACTTATGACGCTGCAAGAAAAACTGCTCGTATGCAAAGAATTACTTGCGGTGATGCTACCAATTCAATGTCATACATGTATGCTCCAGTACCATATAACATAGACATCTCTTTATACATTCTTACTAAAACTCAAGAAGATGCTATGCAGATTGTTGAGCAAATACTTCCTACCTTTACTCCAGAATACACGCTATCAATTAATGCTATTCCAGACATGAATGTAAAGCAAGACATTCCAGTTATTTTAAATAGCATTACGGTTCAGGATGATTACGATGGTGATTTCCAAACACGTCGTTTCGTTACACATACTTTAACATTTACGTTAAAGACAAACCTATACGGTAATGTTAGCACACAGGGAGTTATCGATCAGGTTACTGCTAATATTGGTCAGAACGAAAACTTTACCAACCCAAATAGAATTTATACAGTAGAAGGCAATTCTGCCACAGCAGATGTTACGAATGAAAACTGGACATTTGAATTTTAATGGCACAAATTTATAATGCTAATGTAAACTTAAAGGCAGCTGGGGTAAAGGTTCAATTTACTCCAGAACAGGTTCAGGAATATCTAAAGTGTGCGGCTAGTCCAATTTACTTTATTGAAACATATTGTAAAATTGTTTCACTTGATCATGGTTTAATTGATTTTAAACTTTATCCTTGTCAGATCAATAAAGTAAATATAATTCATAATAACCGTAAGGTTATTCTTATGGAAGGTCGTCAGCAGGGTAAGACGACTACGTCAGCAGCTTATATTCTTTGGTATACTTTATTCCAAGAATCTAAAACTGTTGCAATCCTTGCAAACAAAGCAACTGCTGCTCGTGAGGTTCTACATCGTTATCAATTAATGTATGAGAATTTACCTCACTGGTTACAGCAGGGTGTTATTACTTGGAATAAAGGTGATGTTGAATTAGAAAACAAGTCCCTTGTATTTACTGCAGCAACAACTGCTTCTGGTATTCGTGGTAAATCTGTTAACTTACTTTATGTTGATGAGACTGCCATTATTCCAAACACAGTTGCTGAGCAATTCTTTACGTCAGTCTACCCAACTATTTCAGCTGGTGAAACTACAAAGATTCTATTAAGTTCTACACCTCTCGGATATAATCACTTCTGGAAATTCTGGAATGATGCTGAGAATAAGAGAAATGATTTCGTTCCATTGTTTATTCCTTATTGGGAAATTCCTGGACGTGATGAGAAATGGGCAGAAGCACAACGTCGTCAGCTTGGTGATTTAAAGTATAATCAAGAAGTATTATGTAAATTCCTTGGTTCTTCTTTAACTCTAATCAATGCTGATACTATCGCCAAGATGTCATTGGCTCAAACAGTTTATAGTAAAGATGGTTTAGATATATACGAAAAGCCACAAAGGGATCATACGTATGTTATCGTAGCCGATACTGCTAAAGGTGTTGGTGGAGATTATTCTGCCTTTACTATTATGGATATAACTGAAGTTCCGTATAAACTTATCGGGAAATATAGAAGTAATATAATTAGTCCACTTCTGTATCCAAACTTCATTTATGAGGTAGGTAAACAATATAACTACGCATATGTTCTGGTTGAGGTAAACTCTTCAGAGCAGGTGCCTCATATTTTGTACCAAGAACTAGAATATGAAAACATACTTTTCGTAAATAGAACTACAGGGTCTCAAGTTGTTTCTGGAGGTTTCGGTGGGGGTAAAACCCAACTCGGAGTCAATACCGATAAGAAAGTTAAAAGAATCGGTTGCCATAACTTTAAATCCTTAGTAGAAGAAAATAAATTAATAATACAAGACGCAGATACGATTTCGGAAATATCAACCTTCATCGAAACTAAAGGTACATACATGGCGGATGATGGTTATCATGATGACTTAGTGATGAGTTTGGTTCTGTTTAGTTGGCTCACTACCAACCCTTATTTTAAAGACCTAAATAATATTAACTTGAGAGAAATAATGTATAAGAAACAGATGCAAGCGATCGAAGATGAACTTACGCCATTTGGGGTTTATGACGATGGGAACAATGAAGAGAAAGCACCCCTGAATTTTTAAAATTAGAAATGTGGGTTTTCATAAATAAATTAGTGATGACCATGCCCATGATTGTCAAACAAAATAACATGTTAATGTAATAAGGAGAATTACAATGCCTTTTCAACTAAGTCCTGGCGTTGCAGTCGTAGAAAAAGACTTTACCTCAATCGTTCCAGCAGTAGCTACCTCAACTGGTGGTTTTGCAGGTACTTTTCAGTGGGGTCCAGTTCTAGATCCAGTAACTATTAATTCTGAGAACAATCTTGTTCAAAGATTTGGTAAACCTGCTGACGACAATGCAACTTCGTTTTTTACTGCAGCAAACTTCCTATCTTATGCCAACGATCTTTTAGTTGTTCGTGCTGATACGGTAAGTCATCGTAATGCTGTCGCAACTAAAACTGGTGGTATCACTGCGGTAACTGTCGCTGGTACAAATGGTGGTTATACCTCAACTGCTGCTGCTCCGACTATTACTGTTGGCGCACCTCAAGTTACTGGTGGAACTCAAGCTGTTCTAACTGCAGTTCTTTCTGGCGGTGCAATTACTGCTGTTGCAGTATCTGCTGGCGGTACTGGTTACTCTGGTACACCAACTGTAGTTATCACTTCCCCTGCTGGCGGTTCTGGTGCTACATTTACAGTAACAACTTCTGGTGGTGCAATTACTGCTGTTACAGTTGATAATGGTGGTTCTGGTTACAAAGGTACTGTTACTGCTGCCTTCTCTGGTGGTGGTGGTTCTGGTGCTTCTGCTGGTGCAGTTACTGTTGCTACTTCATCTATCAGCGTAACTATTACTAATGCTGGTACTGGTTATACTTCTGCTCCAACTGCTACACTTAGCGGTACTGCTACACTTGCACCTGTAGTTACTATTGGTGGTATTAAAATCAATAACACTGATGTTTACACTGCAAGTTTTATCAATGGCTCTGGTGTTGTTGGTGAATGGGCTGCTAAGTATCCAGGCACTCTAGGTAACTCTATTGCAGTTCACATGGCTGACTCTGCAACTTATGCTACTTGGACATACAAAGCTGAATTTGATGGTGCTCCTGGTACTTCTGACTACGCAACTAATTCTGGTGGTTCTAATGATGAGATGCACGTAATCATTATCGACGTACTCGGTCAATGGACTGGCACTATTGGTTCTGTACTAGAAAAGTTTGCGTTTGTTTCTAAAGGTTCTGATGTTAAGAAAGCTGATGGAACTAACAACTACTACCGTGACGTACTCAATAGCCGTTCTAAGTATGTATATTGGATGGATCATCCAACTGTTGGTACTAACTGGGGCAATGCTGCTCTAGGAACTGCTTATATTTCATTGAGCAGTGCTTATTCAGTATCCCTAACTGGCGGTGTAGATGACCTTACTGCAACTGATGGTCAATTGCAAACTGCTTGGGGTATCTTTGCTGACGATAGCCAATATGATGTTCGTTTACTACCATTAGGTAAAGCAAGTGCAGCAGTTGCTACTTACGTAATCGGTATTGCTGAGACACGTGCTGACTGTGTAGTGTTTGTATCTCCACAGAATACTAGCACTGGCGATGTCATTATTGCTGTTGGTAGCGATGCTACTGATCAAATTATTGCTTATCGTAACGCACTACCAAGTTCTTCATACGCTGTATTAGATTCTGGTTACAAATATCAATACGATCGTTACAATGACAAATTCCGTTATGTTCCATTGAACGGCGACATTGCTGGTCTATGTGCTCGTACTGATTACCAACAAGACCCATGGTTCTCTCCAGGTGGTTTGAATCGTGGTCAGATCAAGAACGTAGTTAAGTTGGCAGTAAATCCATCTAAGACTGATCGTGATAATCTTTACAAGTCTGGTGTTAACCCAGTTGTTACATTCCCAGGACAAGGTACTGTGATGTTCGGCGATAAGACTCTATTGGCTAAGCCAAGTGCGTTTGATCGTATTAACGTGCGTCGTCTATTCATTGTTCTTGAGAAGTCAATTGCAACTGCTGCTAAATTCCAGTTGTTCGAATTCAATGACAGCTTTACTCGTGCACAATTTAAGAATCTGGTTGAACCATTCTTACGTGATGTGCAGGGTCGTCGTGGTATTACTGACTTCGTTGTTAAGTGCGATGATTCAAATAACACTGGTGAGGTTATCGATAGTAACAACTTTGTTGCGGATATCTTCATTAAACCAAATCGTGCTATCAACTTTATTACTCTCAATTTCGTAGCTGCTCGATCTTCTGTATCGTTCACTGAAATTGGCGGTGGTCAATAATAGCCGATAAATAAAGGATAAAGGAGATAACCAAATGGCAAATATTGCTGACTTTAAAGCGGTAATGCTTGGTGGCGGTGCACGTCCCAACCAATTCCGTGTTGAACTTTCATTCCCATCTTATGTTACTGGCGGTATCGTAGCTGGACAGCAAGCACAGTTCCTGTGTAAAGCTGCTCAGTTACCTGCTTCTACTGTAGAGGACATCAATGTTCTTTACCGTGGTCGTCCAGTACACTTTGCTGGTGAACGTACTTTCCAACCATGGAGCATTACAGTTTATACTGATACTTCTTTCAATATCAGAAATGCTATTGAACAGTGGCAAGCTGGTATTCAGAACTATGCTGCAACTACTGGTCGTACTAACCCACGTGACTATCAAGTTGACTTGAACGTCCACCAATTGGATCGTAATGGTGCTTCTGTAAAGATTTACAAATTCACTGATGCGTACCCAACAAACATTGGCGCAATTGCTCTTGACTATGAGCAACAAAACCAAATTGAAACTTTTGATATTGAATTTACTTACAACTTCTTCACTAGTAACTCTACTGAAGGTAATAGTTTCGGAGTTAATGCTTCTGTTAATACTCCAATAGGTACATTCCCGATCAATATCTAAAATTGGGTAAAATTTAGTTATGCAGATTTTTGGCTTTGAAATAAAACGAAAGAATGAAAAATTAGATGTGGGGAGTGTAGTAACTCCCCCATCTGATGATGGTTCTACTGTAGTCGCTTCTGCCAGTGCCTATTATGGCATGGTCATGGACGTCGAAGGTGTCGTTAAAAATGAGAATGATTTAATTCGTAGATATCGCGAGGCAGCACAATATGCTGACTGCGACGCTGCAATTGAAGACATTGTCAACGAAGCCATTATCTCTGATGAGCATGAACAGACAGTTAAGGTAAATCTAGATAACCTGAAAGTTTCTGATGGTATCAAGAGAAAAATTCGAGATGAATTTGATCAGGTCTTGCGCCTGTTCAAATTTAATATTAAGGGACATGATATATTTCGTTCCTGGTATATAGATGGTCGTTTGTACTATCATATTCTCATTGATGAAAAGAATGTTAAACAAGGTATTGTTGAAATGCGTTATGTGGATCCGAGAAAGATCCGTCGCATTAAAAACGTAACTAAAGAACGTAGTCCTGCTGGTGTTGAAATTGTAAAGAAAGTTGATGAATACTTTCTGTACAATGATAAAGGGATTACTGAGCAATCAACACAAGGTGTTAAACTTTCACTAGATTCGATTGTTTTTGCACCTTCTGGTTTACAAGATGCAAATACTGGGATGACTTTGTCTCCATTGCATAAAGCAATCAAACCAGTAAACCAATTAAAGATGATTGAAGATGCGGTTGTGATTTACCGTATCTCTCGTGCGCCAGAACGTAGAGTGTTCTATGTTGACGTTGGTAATCTGCCTAAATTAAAGGCTGAACAATACGTTAATGATATCATGAACAAGTTTAGAAATAAAGTTGTTTACGATGCCACTACTGGTGAAGTGCGTGATGATCGTAAACATCTTTCAATGATGGAAGATTTCTGGATGCCTCGTCGTGAAGGTGGTAAAGGTACAGAGATTACTACTCTTCCAGGTGGCCAAAACCTTGGCGACATTCAAGACATCGAATACTTCCAGAAAAAATTATATCAGGCATTGAACGTGCCCATGTCTCGTATGATGCAGTCTCAAGGATTTAGCCTTGGACGCTCACAAGAAATTACTCGTGATGAGATTAAGTTTAGTAAATTTATTTCTCGTTTACGTAAAAGATTTTCTTTGTTGTTTTCTGACACACTACGTGTACAGTTAGTAGCAAAAGGAATCATTAGTGCTGATGAGTGGGAAGATATGACTCACTATATCACTTATGACTTCCAAGAAGATAATCACTTTAATGAATTAAAAGATGCTGAGTTGTTGACTAATCGTATTACTATTCTACAACAACTTGATCCATACATTGGTAAGTACTACTCGTCAAAGTGGGTTCGTAAAAATGTTCTCATGCAAACTGATGCTGACATTGAACAAATGGAAGGCGAGATGGAAGAAGACAATGATACTAAGGTTCAGCATGCTGAATTAGATGGAACTGTGGCTGGTGCACAACAAACTGCTCAACAGAATTATGTTGTCAAGAATGCCATACCAGATCCTAATGAACAACCTGTAGCAAAATAAGGAAATTTAAAAATGAGTAATGTAAAAGATTTAATTAATGCTATTTCCACTGGCGATACTGTTGGAACTGAAAGTTCTTTCAATGCTGCCATCGCAGAAAAGATTGCTGGACGTTTAGAAACTATGCGTGCGTCTGTTGCACAAAATATATTTAACCAACAATCTTTTGTTGAAGAAGAAGTTGAGATTATCTCTGAAGAAGAATGGAATTCTTTATCTGAAGAAGAACAACAAGACTATGAACAATTGGATGAAATTTCTCAAGATCTTGTTAAAAAATATTATAATAAAGTTTCGAAAAAGGCAGTGAAAAAAGAATTCCCAACTAAAGATAGTAAAAAAGATTTGCCTTATCACTGGCAACAAGATATTGCACATGGCAGACTGCCAGCAAATCGTAAAGCTGGTATTGGGAAAGCATTAAATCGTATGGCATCAGGTCCTGACTATTACAATAGGACTAAAGCCAAAGGTGGCAATTTAAAGTGAAATACTACGAATTAAATAATCATGAGTAAGGAAACAAAATGTCTGATCTAATTAACTCTGTATTAAAATCATTGGATCAAGCTAATAGCACATCCAATGTTTTCCGTCAAGTGGATGAGCTAAAAACTCCAGCTGCTACTGACGTTCAAGAAACTGGCATGAGCGAAAAAGAAATCGAAGAAGCCAAAAAGAAAAAGATGGATAACTGTTAATATGTACTACGGTCAGTTCTCTAAATCTGTTCTTAACAAGTTCACTGGGTTGGACATTGTTGAGACATTTCATTCATATGAAAATTCAATTCAGAGAACTTCAAACGATACAATTTATATCAACAATGTAGAAACTGATTTCAAAACGATTGAAGAAGCAAGAACATACATTAAAACAAAACAAACTTCAGATAATTTAGAAGAGACTGTCACACAAGAGGTTTACGAAGAAATTACAGCAAACCGTATAGCAAATATTATTAAAGAATATCACGATATCAAAGTTACCGATACTCTAATAGAATCATACGTTGAACTTGCTTCTTCAAATATTTTTACAATTGACCCAATCGTTCAAGATATTCGTAAACTAAACAAACTAGATGTTGTAGTTGAAGGTAAGGTTCACTATGAACTAACCGATGGTTCCGTAGTTGCAATTAATGAGTCTACGCAAGAGTTACTAAATAATTTGTTACAAGACCAAAAAGAAATTATTGAGTACATGAGAGAAGGTAAAGAAAATTTCTTTCATGTGCTTGAACGTATAGAGGAACAATAAAAAATGGCTGTCGTAAAAACTGTTCTAAAGAACGCAAACCAAGAAAGCATTGTAAAGGTTGCTGGAACTGCAGCTTCTGCAACTATTTCACTGGCTACAGATTTGCTTGCAACTACACAAGCACTAGATGGTGGAACACAAACTGCTAATATTTTTGGTGTAACATGGACTGGTGCTTCTGGTGGTATTGTTACCATCACTCGTAATTCAGTTGTTGTTATGACACTACAAGCTGACGCTGCTGGTATGTTAGAATTTGGTGGCCAAAATATGATTCCAGATACTATTGGAAATACAAGCGATATTGTTGTAACAATATCAGGCGCACAA